TTCGTTGAAGATATGTGTTCAAAAACATGGGGAAGAAAAGGGAAAGTTAATCTGGACAGAGAGACAGAAAAAGTGGGCGAAAAATTTCAAGAAACAGAATTTTTCAAAAATTTCTCAAACACTTTTCCTCTCCATTATGGAAAGTTATCAGTCTCCTTGGGTTTATTTTGCCACTCATCCTCAGCAGGATATGGAAGGCTATATAAACAAGGAATATCGGCTGACACTAAACAACGGAAAAACCATTCTTCCAGATTTTATCGACTTGCAAACCAAGAAGATCATCGAATTCGACGGGACATATTGGCACGGGCAATTAATGGCGAACCCCCACCGAGAAGCAGAGAGAGAAAGTCAAATTATACTAAGTGGATTCACTCTACTCCGGGTAAAAGAACAAGAGTTCAAAACCAATCCAGATTTAGTAATCTCGAAGTGCGTGAACTTTCTAACTCAGTAGACAGAAAATTTATAGAGACATACGAAGTAGCAAACGTCGAGATATTATCAGACACTGGCTGGCAACCACTGAGCCACCTGCATAAAACAATCAAATATGATGTATGGGTGATTGAGACCGAGACAGGTTTAACATTGGACGGTGCTGATACTCATATACTATTTGATGGAAACTTTAATCAAGTGTTTATGCAAGATTTGACCCCTGGTGATTTCATCAAAACAAAAAACGGTAATGAGAAAGTACGGTCTATAACTAACTCTGCTCGATCAGAACATATGTTCGATGTCAGTGTTGACGATCAAAATCATAGATTTTATTCCAATGGTATATTAAGTCATAACACAACGTCTGCTGCAGGATACTTGTTATGGAGAGCAATGTTTATACCAGATAGCACTATTCTAGTTGCTGCTCACAAATATACCGGTGCTCAAGAAATTATGCAGCGTATTAGATATGGATACGAATCAGTCCCAGATCATATTAGAGCCGGTGCAACTAGTTACAATAAAGGTTCTATTGACTTTGATAATGGATCACGAATTGTTGCACAAACTACTACAGAAACAACTGGACGGGGTATGAGCATCTCTTTACTCTATTGTTTAGATGGAGAGACAACTACAGTCAAAATTCGAAATAAAAATACTTTAGTTGAAGAAGATGTTACACTAAAAGATCTATTCATGAGACTGTATAGTCCTGCAAAAATTATTGAGTGACGAGTTTGCTTTTGTATAAATAACTGTATGAATACCAAACTAACTCAATTTATTAAACGAAATCGCCGCCGTAATGCTCATTTATATCAACCGGGGTTAATCGAAGGACAGGAGTATGTAGTGTGCCCAATTAGCAGCGAGCGATTAAGTATGATCAAAGACAATTACATTACCTGTATTTTGGGAATGAATGTTGAGGACTATCCACTAGTGCAGCGAATTTGTCAAGTTCGAAAGGAAAATATTAAACAAGGTTTACAAAAAATTGATCCAGACACAGGATTGACCGCATATGAAGTTGGCCAAATCAAGGCCAGAACGGTATTGAAACAGATCGATGAATCTGGATTGTCGGGATACGATCGCAAAGGTAAAAAAACTCGTGCTACTCATATGAATAATATTGATGAGTTGGGTAGAAATGGTTATTCAAGACTTGCTTCAAAAGCAATTATTAAAGGAAATAGAACCAAGGCTAAAAAAGGATTAATATCGACAGATAGAAATGAATTTCATCGGTATAAAGCCATTGTTTTATACTTAACCAGTAAGCATAGATCAAAATTGTCTGATGGTTATATTACAGGGCTAGCCGGTAAGGAAAATGCGTGGCACATCGATCATATGTTTTCAATACTTAAAGGATATCAAAAGCAAGTAAGTCCATTTGTAATTGGGCATTCAGCCAATTTAAGAATGCTTCCGTGGCAGGATAATTTGTCTAAAAGTGCAACATGTAGTGTATCTATGGAAGAATTAATAAGCAATTGTGATTACACAATTGAGCGATCGACAGATGAATTTAATAAAGTGTACGAATTAATATTAGAAGATATAAAAAATAATATTCCATTGAATGCTGTATATCTAATAGAGAGATTATATGAATCAACTGTACATTAGTAATACAGAGTATGAAATTTTAACACCAAACGGATGGGAAGATTTCGATGGTGTTTTTTTAAACAAGAATGCAAACAAAAAATCTAGAGTAGTGCATTTTGAAGATGGTACATTTATTACTGCTACCGAAGATCATTGTTTTTTTATCGATAACAAAAAAACAAAAGTATGTGATTTAATAGTAGGCAAAGTATTAGATTCAGATACCGGACATAAAATAATCAAAATAGATGAAACAATACTAGAAGATACCTACGAAATCTTCAATGCAAAAAATCATGTAATTATTGCAAATAAGATTTATTCGCATCAATGCGACGAATTTGCATTTGTGCGCCCCACTATCGCCCGTGAATTTTGGACAAGCATTTCACCCACATTAAGTACTGGTGGTAAAGCTATTATTACTAGTACCCCTAACTCAGACGAAGACCAATTTTCTATTATATGGAAAGAAGCTAATAAATGTATTGATGCGTATGGTAATCCAACTGAATTAGGAACAAATGGATTTCGTGCATTCAGATCATATTGGAATGAACATCCAGATAGAGATGAAAAATGGGCAGCAGAAGAACAATCAAGAATCGGAGAAGATCGCTTCCGCCGCGAGCACGATTGTGAATTTTTGATTTTTGAAGAAACATTAATAGGAGCAAGTCATCTAGTAGATATGGTTGCTACTCCTCCACTTGAAAAACAAGGTCAAATTAGATGGTATGCAAAACCAAAACGAGGACAAACATATATCGTCGCTCTTGATCCAAGTCTAGGTACTGGTGGCGATAATGCAGCTATTCAAGTTCTTGAATTGCCTAGCTGTATTCAAGTAGCTGAATGGCAACATAATCGTACTCCAGTTAAATCCCAAATAAATGTAGTAAAAGAAATTTGCAATTACATTCATGAAGAAATCGGAAACGAAAATAATATCTATTACAGTGTTGAAAATAATAGTTTAGGCGAGGCAGCATTGATATCAATAGCTGAAGTCGGTGAGGAACATATTCGTGGAACCTTTCTATCAGAACCATCAAAAGCCGGACAAGGTAGAAAAAGAAAAGGGTTCACTACCACTAATAAAAGTAAAATTGCTTCATGTGCCAAGTTCAAGAACATGGTTGAGTATAAGAAACTAACAATAAACAGTGGCAATCTTATCAGTGAATTGAAGAATTTCGTTGCAAGTGGCGGTAGTTTCTCTGCTAAACCTGGAGAAAAGGACGATTTGGTAATGAGTATGCTACTAGCAATCAGAATTGTGCAACTACTACAAAATTTTGACTCTACACTTGATTCTAGACTCAGAGACGAAACTGATGAGGTTATCACTCCGATGCCCTTTATCATGATGTCATAAATACTATATTACCCAGCAAGGTTGGAATCCCATGAAAAATATTGAAAAAATAGCAGAGTTATTGTTTGATAAAATCCGCAGTAGATTTGAACATGTTACTTTAGGTGACGAACAAGCTAAAGATACAACTGATGCTGAACAAGCTAGGTTCTTTAACTTTGACTACATTAGTTCAGCTAAAAAGAATTACGGTAACATTACTCTAAGTCTTGTTGATGAAACCAGTTTGAAAGTTTACTTCAGCAAAAACTTGAGTGAAAAAATCAAAGGCATAGAACAAAAAGAATGGTTTGATTTCTTACGCGGTCTACGATTGTTTGCTAAACGCAACTTGCTAAAGTTTGACACCAGAGATATCAATAGAGATAATCTTAATATCAGAGATGTAGAACAAGCATCTAAATCTTCCGATGTGTTCACTGCTAGTGAAAAACCAGTGACAGAAAGCAAGTTGCACGGCAATAGTCGTACTAGCTATCAAGATATGGGTCCTGTCAGACTAGTGGTTAAACATAGCGATGTTATTAATGATGAAGTTCGTGGTGCTAGGTCTAGAAAAATTGATAGCATGTTTATTGAAACAGCAGAAGGTGAACGCTTCCGTATGCCATTTAAGAAATTAAGTGCAGGAAGAGCAATGGCTGAACACATAGCACATGGTGGGCAAGTGCATGATGGGTTAGGTCAACATATTGTTCATATGGTTGAGGAAATGTCAAAACTTGGGTCATTTGTTCGCGGAACAAAACATCGTATGTTTGAAGATGAAGAAACTAAAAATATGTGTGAGGCTGCAGCCGAACGATACCATGAACTCAATAGTGGATTAAAGAAACTAGGTGGCGGACGAGGATATAAAGAATATGCTGAAAGTTTTATGCCTGAACAACCACATGACACTACTGACATTGATCTTGAATCATTGAAAGAAAGATTCATGAAAAAAATGTTTGATGATCGGATGACTGATGCATTACCCTATGTATATCAGGCTCATCAACGCCGTCAACAAGCAAATGAAAACAAATACATCAGAGAGTTTGATGATTGGGCTGACGATATGACCGATGATGATTACAATAATCAAGACGGTAATTCAATCTCCGATGGTGCAATGGCCGAATTAAAAGAATTAATGAAAGAACCATTGGCTGTCGGTATAGATGGTAGTGATGCTATCAATGCACTGAATGTTACCATTGAGGATGATGCCCTATTCAGTGACATATTGGATTTAAGCAGAAGGGGAGATTCTGATGCTGATGCCCGCCCGTTGGTAGTGCAATGGATAGAGCAACATCAAACACCAGCCCAATCATTGGATCCGATTCCAGATATCAACAGTACTCCCGATAATGGTGCCGATGTACCAACACCACCAGTACCAACGGGTGAGGCAGCAGAACCCCATCCACAGAATGAAGATATCAATTCAATGAAAAAGTTGGCAGGCCTAAGGTAATCCTCAAAATTTATGTTAAACAAAAAGGCAGAATTATTTCTGCCTTTTCTCTTGCAAAGATAAATAAAGTATCGTATACTAGCGTTGTGCTGGTGTATTGATTAAGCACAAAACTAAGACCATCTTAATTTAACATAAAAGGAAATACTATCATGGCAACAACTCTCGCAGAAATTCGCGCTCGGCTCCAAGCTAGCGACAACAAGCCACAGGGTGGCAACTCATCAACAGGTGAGTCAGTAATCTATCCACTATGGAACATTGCAGAAGGTACAAGTACGAAAATTCGTTTCTTGCCCGATGCTGACAATAATAACACATTCTTTTGGGTTGAACGATCACTAATTCGTCTCCCATTCTCTGGTATCAAGGGTGACGCAAATAGTCGTCCAACAATCGTACAAATCCCATGTATGGAAATGTATGGCCGTGACACTCCATGTCCAATTCTATCTGAAGTTCGTCCTTGGTTCAAGGATCCTAATCTTGAAGTCAAGGGTCGCCAATACTGGAAGAAGAAGTCTTATCTTTTCCAGGGCTTCGTTCGTGAAAATCCAATGACAGATGACCGCGCTCCAGCGAATCCAATTCGTCGTTTCATCATTAGTCCACAGATTTTCAATCTAGTGAAAAGTGCTCTAATGGATCCTGATCTTGAAAATCTACCCACTGATTATGAAAGTGGACTAGACTTCACAGTCATAAAGGGTGCAAAGGGTGGATTCGCAGATTATAGCACTAGTAAGTGGGCCCGTAAGGAGTCATCACTAACTGCTGCAGAAACTGCTGCAATTAACCAATATGGTCTATTCAATCTAGTTGACTTCTTGCCAAAGAAGCCTAATGATGTTGAACTAAAAGTCATCAAGGAGATGTTTGAAGCATCTGTTGATGGTGAAGCATATGATGCTGAACGCTGGGGTCAATACTTCAAGCCAAGTGGTTTTACCGCAGCACCATCAGCAACTGCTGCTCCTGCAGCTAAGACTACATTTAGTGCTCCTGCAGCTAAGCCAGCAACTACAATTGAGGATGATGATATCCCTTTTGAGGTCGCGGCTGCTCCAACCCCAGCAGCCGCGTCAGTAGCAGCTAAGCCTTCAAGTCAACGGGCTGAAGACATTTTAGCTATGATTCGTAATCGTACTAAGGTTTAAACAATCTTATCTGGCAGGCTACCACTTGTTAGTGGTGTCTGCCTTTTTTAATTAAAGGAAATATATAATGGCAACTCGCCCATTTGACCTATCAAAGTTCCGAAAAGGAATCACAAAAAGTATTGAAGGGGTAAGCATTGGATTCAATGACCCCACTGATTGGATAAGCACTGGAAATTACGCACTGAATTATCTTATTTCAGGCGATTTCAATCGCGGCATTCCTCTTGGTAAAGTTACAGTGTTCGCTGGAGAAAGCGGTGCTGGAAAAAGTTTTATCTGTTCTGGTAATCTCATCAAGAACGCACAAGCTCAAGGCATCTATGTTATCTTGATTGATACAGAAAACGCACTTGATGAATCTTGGTTACACGGCCTTGGTGTACAAACATCTGATGATAAACTGTTGAAACTGAACATGGCTATGATTGATGATGTAGCCAAAGTTATTAGTGACTTTGTGAAAGAATACAAGGTTCTTGCAGCAGAAGATCGTCCTAAGGTCCTGTTCGTTATTGATTCATTGGGTATGTTACTAACACCAACTGATGTTAATCAATTTGAAGCAGGTGAAATGAAGGGTGATATGGGTCGTAAGCCCAAAGCATTGACTGCACTTGTCCGTAATTGTGTCAACATGTTTGGAAGTCTAAACATTGGACTAGTAGCCACTAACCATTCATATGCCTCACAAGATCCGTACAATCCTGATGATAAGATTTCAGGTGGTTGCCTAACTGCAGGGCACAGACTTAAATTATCATCTGGTGAATTAAAAAACATTGAGGACATGGTGTTAGGGGATGCAGTCCAAACATTGAGCGGCCCAAATGTTGTTACTAAATTATTCTCATATACTGACAAAGAAGTTTTTGAATTATTACTGAGTGACGGCACAGTAATTCAGGCAACAGGTAATCATAAATTTATGGTGGAAAGCGAGTCCGGGTATATCTGGAAAACGATCTCCGAATTAGGAGAAGGAGATGAAATTGTAACAAAGAACCCTTAACCCCCTGTTATTTGTTAATATGATAAATACTATATGAAAAAAATTACAAATATAGAATGTATCATTTGCGGGGAAATTGTACCCAAAGAACAAATTGTTATGGTTACTGTTAAGGTTTGCTCAATTGGATGCAGGAAGAAATATAAAGCGTCATTGCCAAAAAAGACCTCACCCACCCAGATATCGTTTTGGGTCACAAAGGGCATGACTACTGAAGAGGCAACTGCACATGTTTCATCTTTGCAGAAAACTAGATCGCCACGCTCAGTTGAACATTGGCTTGCTAAAGGTCATTCTCTATCAGAAGCTAAAACAAAAGTACAAGAAGTTCAAAGTAGAAATGGAAAACAAAATGCAATAAAGTATACACCTGAACAGCGCCGAGTTAATATGCCATTTTGCCCCGAATATTGGGTAAAAATGGGATATATGATTGAAGAAGCCAGATTGATCACCAAGAAAAATAGCAGCACCATTTCACAAGCTGCTTTGATAAAGAAATACGGATCCGAAGAGGGCCTTAAAAAATATGAAGCTATATGTAATGATCGGAAAAAATGCTATAGTTTAGCTGGGTATATAGAAAAACATGGACAAGCTCTCGGCACTGAATTGTGGAGTAAGAAGTTCAAAAACAGGCCCAATTCCCGAGCAGCAACTGAATTTTTTGAAAAAATAAAAGTACACATACCCAAAGAATATAAAGTGTACAGTGTCGTACAGAACGATGAATATGGTATTAATGATGCAGGAACATATTATTATTATGATTTTGTGGTTCCTGATTTAAAATTATGCATAGAATTTCATGGCGATTATTGGCATTGCAACCCAGTGAAATACAGTGAGTCATTTTATCAGTCGCAGTCAAAGAAGTTTGCAAAAGATATATGGGCACACGATGCCAAAAAACAACAAGCGATGATGAAGCTGCGAAACATACATACTATAGTGGTATGGGAATCTACTGCGGCCGAATCAACATCAGTAATTTTAAAGGAAATAGAAAATGCTATCAAAAGTAAAAATAGTCAGTAAGAAAAACATCGGAATAGTTCCGGTATTTGATATCCAAGTTGAAAATGCTCATCACTATATTTTAGAAAATGGAGTAGTCAGTCACAACAGTGGATTCATTTATGCAAGTTCTATTGTAGTTGCAATGAAGAAGATGAAGTTGAAAGAAGATGAAGCCGGAAACAAAGTCACTGAAGTTCTTGGTATTCGTGCGGGATGCAAGATAATGAAGACAAGGTACAACAAACCTTTCGAGGACATTCAGCTCCACATCCCATATTCAACTGGTATGAGTCCGTATAGTGGATTCTTTGATTTGATTGAGAAGAAGGGATTTGTTGCTAAGGAAGGCAACAGATACACTTATATAGACTTGTCTGGGGAAATTCATAAATATTTTCGTAAAGAATGGAGTCATAATACTAATGGTATCATGGATTTAGTTATGAGTGAATTTGAGCAGAAGTCTGCCAAAATCTCAGTAACTGAAGATACATTATTAGAAACTGACGCAGAATAACAGGAAAAATATGAGTTTAGATGTAGCAGTATTGATTGAGACCTATACCATTTTAAAGCAATATATCCCATCAAAAGATCGGCAAGAAGCGGCAGATAATTTAATGGGTGCTATGGTAGATATGTTGAGCGATTATGAACTCAGCGAGTTTGGTGGTACCGACGCTCCATTGGGACGAGCATATAAAGAATATGCTGGTGAAGATGAAGATGATGAGATTGATCACGGGTTTGAAGATTGATTTTATATGTGGTATAACCGAGTAGTCAGTGACATCTCTAACATACCAAATTTTATAACTCATTACGAAGCCGAACTACTTACTGCCAAGAGAGAATGCACAATTTTTGGTAGTATAGAAAAAAGTATTGCTGCATTACCAGGGATAACAGAATTCAGGTTCAATCAGCTACAAGAAATTGAAGCTGTATTGAACTATCTGAACCTGCAATTGCGCAAGATTCGTCGTAAGCATTTTCAGAAATACCTTGAAGGGTATGCTAGAGCATTAACTAGTCGTGATGCTGAGAAATATGTAGACGGTGAGGATGAAGTTATAGATTTTGAGACAATTATAAATGAAGTGGCCTTATTGCGTAACAAGTATCTTGGGATTCTTAAAGGATTAGAGAGTAAGAATTTTATGCAAGGTCATTTAGTTAGATTAAAAACAGCGGGGATGGAAGATTATGCTGTCTAACATAATTGATTATCAGCAACATGCAAGAGAGTTGTTGATAGAGTGGCAGACGTATAAGTCTGCCCAACCTGTTGCTGAGGTACTTGATATACAACAATACAAAGACCGTATTGAACATTTAGCGACTGAATTGAATACCGGGTTATTTTGTTTACCTACATCTAGTTCCTTGGAACAAAATTGTATTCAATTTGAGACCGAATTTTCTTTATTCAAAGAAAAGATTTTTGTGAATATACTAACGGGCCGATCCAGGCCCTATTTTTAATAAATATATAATGCGTAACTTAATTGATTTAATAGAATATAATTCTCTTATTACTGAAAGTCGTGGCCTTGGTGCTAGACGTCCTGGTGAAGAATTCGTAAGTACAAGTAATCCTGAAGATAAAGTCTATATAAAAAGTGTAGATTTTTATCCAGAGGGTGATATTGCTTATGAAACAGAAGAGGAGAGAAATATAGAGCTAGAACGAATTGCCAATTCAATTCCTAGTGCTTATGTTGACCTAATAGGACAGTTTAAGAGAACTGATTTAGCTTTTGGTATAGTTATATTTGAGCGACCAGGTGATGAAACAAATCTAGCATTTGTCAAGCCTTTTAAGGAAATACACAGAGATCCTGTCCAAAATAAATGGTACAACCAAACTGGTGTACCAGGATTCAAATATAACAGTAAGAGTGCGAAAAAAGCCCAAGCTGGCATGACACCTCAGGATATTTTGACTACACAACAAAGCAATCTTAATCCTGATAGTATAGTTGCACAAATTGCAGCAAAATTTGGTGATGATAGTCCATTGACTGACTTTGCCCGTTCACTTGCTGATGGAGTACGATTACCAATTTCTTTTGATGCACCTGAAGGAATGCATTTCACTGCATTCAGAGATTATTTTTGTGAATTATTACACCCAATTGCATTGCAAACTGGAAATTTCACTGGAAATGCAGGTGAAGCAGCAATGAAATTTTTAGGAAGTGATAACTTCAGTAATACCACTATTAATTTCGGTAAAGATAAAACTGAAGGGTTAAGTGATAGTATTCTTATTAGCCCTGAGGGAAAGAAAATCAAAGTAAGTAGTAAAGGTGCTAAAGGAGCAGAGGCCAGCAGCGAGAATTTGCTTGATGCGATTACTGAATTAGGTGATTCAGCCTTAACGAAAAAACATGCAAAGATAATTGACATAATCAAACAGGTTTCTACATCTGGACAATCCAAGGCACCATTAGTATTAGGAATCCAATATAATATTCTTACAGGAGAAGATGCCAATGTTATTATTGGATTTAAAAAATTGGCAAAAACTACCTTGTCAATCGCTTTGACAATGGATATTAGTTCTAATCTTAAAAAGTTGATTAGGGGACGAGGAACTAAAACTCCTGACAACCTCAATTTGTATTACCATTGTATTGCTGCAGTAGCACATCAGGTTGCTGATTATATTAATGATAATACAAATTTTAGTAAAGCAGCATCAGAAATTCTAAATAATGGTGCTTTAGTACAAGTGTATACCAAAGCAACTCAATCAGGTAATACCTGGACAGTAAAATCATTTGATTCTATTTGGCCTGGTAATTCAGTAACTGGTGTAAAATTCAGTGCAGGTAAAACTTATTATAGTACTGATATCAAAGGTAATTTTACTTTTAAAATTCTCTTCAATAATGCTACTGATGTAGAAGATGAACGGTCAACTGAAGTATCTATTTCTCCTTCTGATGCTGAAGCGGCAACACCTAGAAAAGCACGAACTGAAATCACTCCAACTAAAGAACCGAAAAAACCACCACCTGAATCAATTGCAGGTAGATCACGCAGATAACTAACTCTCTTTAATAACTAAGCCGTAACGGTGCGAATTCATTGAAATTCTGCACCGAACGGCTTATTTTTATGCCCTTTTTAATTGCCCTGGGTGAGTATTTTTGTTAGTATACACTTACCACTAACATAGGTTAAATTAGCATGAAAAATTGGGTACTAGCATTGGGATTAGCATTCGGCTCATTATGTGCAAATGCAGGTGATGTGCGAACAGATCACGGACAGTCATACTACGCTACCGGACGAGGTGTCGGAGAACTAAAGATGGAAATAAAATCTACAACCACCACAATCAATGCATCTATTGTGTTAATAGTCCAAGGTGGGACAGCTAATAACAATATCAATTATCATGGCGGGCCATTACTTAATAGTGCTAATGGAACAAATATGTATTACATCTGGTACGGTGACTGGACCGGAAACACAGCACCATCAATTCTTACGGATCTTGCAAATGGACTCTCTGGATCGCCGTGGTATAATATCAACACTACATATGCGGACCGTACTGGTAAAAAGATTACAAATTCAGTTCATCTATTACAACAAACTTCAGATAATTATTCTCAAGGTAAGGTGTTGAGTGATGCGCAGATACAAAATGTTGTAGAATCTGCAATCACCACTGGGTATCTACCCAAAGATAGTAATGCAGTTTACTTTGTGTTGACTTCAGCCGATGTTACTGCAAGTTCAGGTTTCTGTACTAAGTATTGTGCATGGCATACTAAAGCCAACATTGGTGGTACTACTATCAAATATTCATTCGTTGGAAATACTGACCGTTGTCCAAATGCATGTTCTCCACAGAATATTGGTCCTAACGGAAATGCAGGTGCTGATAGCATGGCTAGCTTGATAGCGCATGAATTGACAGAGACTGTTACTGATCCTGAATTGAATGCATGGTATGACAGTCGTGGGCTTGAAAACGGTGATAAATGTGCTTGGTCATTCGGTGCCATGACCAAGCTGCCCTCAGGTGCAAAGTATAACATGGTATTAGGCAATCGCAAATTCTTGATTCAACAGAACTGGGTCAATGCAAATGGCGGTTATTGTGCATCTAGGTACTAAATTTGTGAAAAAACAGTTGACACAACGGTCAGCTTGTGTTAAGATAGAACTCTCTACTAACTTAGGTTGAATCACCATGAAAAATTCTCATTTTGTTACTCCACGTAATCTGGCAGATTGCCAATTTACGGTTGGTTATACCAATAGCTCAATTGCTGATTCTTCAATCAATCGGCTTAGCTCAATGCTATTCCCAGCAGCAGCTATTGTTATCTCTTTTCTTTTCCTGGTTATTGTTTGCGCTCTTTATCTCACGTAATATGAGACCTAGTATTATTAATACAAGATCCCGTCCAGGAAAAGTATTGGTATTGATACCTATCG